TGTCGAGCTTGTCGCCATCCCATCGCACCATGCAGTGAGACTTGTAGCCCGGGCAGTACATCTTGAATGTACCGTGACGTTCCTTGGGATGTGTGTAGACAGGACCGACCACATCATCCGGCAAGAAGCCGAACTTATACTTGAGTGCTGGGCTCATCTCGCGGTGCCGTACGGTTCGAGAGCCGACAGCGGGATGTAGCCATCACGCGCACCGGAACCACTGATCCAGTGCACGTAGGCATAAGGCTGTTTGTCAGGCCAGTATAGCTTCTGCCTGATGTGCATGAACACACCAACGTCTTGCTCGGTGCGCTTGATGTATGGCGTACCTCGCGACGCTTGGTGCAGCAGCCAGTATCTTGTTAGCTGCACGCGATCGAGGGGCTTTAGTTGATGTGGATTTGACATGTTACCTCGCAGAGTAACCAGATTGCTGCACTGCGAAACTCCACTGTGATTGTGGCAGTGAACACAATTGCCTTAGTTCTGTACCGTATTGCCTAAACAATAAGGCGAAGGGAACTTGACGGAACTTGTGTGATCACATCACACTTCGTAATTCCACAATCTGGTTCCACAATAGTATTAAACTAACGCGTTGATTGTCAACGTAAAAAGCTAATGTTTAAATCTAACGGCGGAAAAATCACAGACAGCTATTACGTAGGGGTAGTTGGATGGTTCGATGGCCCGGCAAACCGAGCCATCAAACCACCTGCCCAAACGTAGTGTCTTGATAGATTTATAGAATAAGTATTTGTATTGTATTAGTTAGGGGGTGAGTTGGAACTCGCCCTCTTTCTTGCTCGCTGCCGAGGCTTACACCTCGCCACGTTTGACAGCGGCTTTCAGCTCAGCATGAAACGCTGCGTTGAGCTCGGCGCGCCGCAAGACCATCGAACGCTTGTCGCCCGACAGACCAGTGATTTGACCGTTGCGCCGTTCGGCGCGACGACCCCATCCCTTGGCGACGAAACCAGACTTGACCGGCGCATAGTAGTCGCGAACCTTGACGACGACCAATTCACCGGACGCTTCGCGCGCCAAACGATCGGAACGTTTCGCTTCTCGGATGTTGGCGACCTTGACCTTGTAAGCGATGGGTTGGAGATTGCCCAAAGCTTTGACGCTGCCAAACTGACTGGAAGCGATCGGAGCACGAGCGCCAGCCGATTGTGAGTGTGACCGAGACCACGTTGCCATGATGCAAACCTTTCATGATTTGATGGTTGGAACAGTTACCCGCAAAGGTAGCTGCTCTAATCATCAAACCATCTAGAGTTGTAACCTCTAGAAGGTTTGATCGGCGGACCTCACGATCCTTGCTGCCACTGCCCTGTTCGGGTGCGAGCGCCGTCGGCCAATCCATATCTCCCTCGTTACCCGTGGAGGTAACCTCAATGCTTGAGAGTTTGAGCCGTAGTCTGCTGCAATCTTCCGCGAGGATGGACCGTCTGTCCATCGATACCGACCATAGGTCTCGGAGCGTTCAGCTTTCAGATGTTTCCACTATCCCCCTAGCTTTGGGGACAATTTGCTCGGCCCGTTAAGGAAGCGCCTAAGCGCCGCGGCCGTCTTACACTGAAGGCGTGGGGACGTTACCCCGGGGGGTAAGTGGACAGGCCCCCGGGGGTGGGGTGGCCGGGCTTTTATTGGGGCCCCCGCTAATACACCGGACCATAAAACCATCCTACCCCTAAACAGTGACATTTTTACAACACTTGACATGCGCCCCTTTCCGCATATCCTATCGCCGGGACGTAGCTCAACCACACCCCATGGCGGGAAGAGCGACAGGCCCGGCCTTGAAGCCGGCCCCCTGCAGATGCAAGGCTGCTGAGATGCCCTGCCGTCCCCACAGCTTTTGTAGCAGCGCGCCACGCGAGGCCGGCGAGCCTGATGAACCCACCGGCCTCCCCACCACAGAACTCACTCCCCAAAAAATGGACCCACCCATGACACGCGAGTTCCCAAAAAATAATCCCCCCGAAATTACGCGCCCGACTGTTGGCCGCATCGTGCTGGTCTACGTGCGCTCGGTTGACACGCAGCTCGCTGCGATCGTGACCAAGGTCGTCGGCCTGTACGAGATCAACGCCTGCGTATTCAACGAGGACGGCAGCTCAGGCCCGCTGCAGAACATCCCGCACACTTCCGAGCGTGCCGCCAATGCCAGCTTGTGGTGGGACTGGATGGACTACCAGAAGGGTCAAGCCGCCAAGGCTGAAGAGCTCGAGGCGAAGCTCAAGGAAGCAAGCCCGAGCAAAGAGTGAAGCGCGCCCAATACGAGAACGATCGCAACGCCAAGAGCTCCATGCTCTACGAGGCGATCCTGAAGGAAGCACTGCCGGGGACGTCCTTGGTGGTTGCGAGCCACCATATTTTTTTCAAGCGCGACGGCGTGACGGATGAGCTCCCAGCTGCCGACACGCTGATCTTCGACCATGACATCGCCAAAAAAATCTGGGGCGAAAAATATCTCGAGGTGCTAGCATCGCTGGCGATAGAGCCCGCGGAGGCCCGCGACGCGCTCCTGCATCAGCTGTTCACCGACCGGAACCAATAGGGACTGACTATGACCTATTTCGAAAAATCCGTAAAGACGCCGGACGAGGCCACTGAGTTCATGAACGTGACGCTCGCCGAGGAGCGGCAGAAGCAGGGTAACCCCGCGCTGAAAATATTCGATGCGTTCCTCGAAGCAGTGTTCGAACCGCCGCTTGTGGACGAGCACGGCGTCGAGCACGAGGGCCCCGTCTGCGGACACATCGTCAAGTTCAACGTCCTGTAGGAGTGAGCCATGGACAACGCCATCGAGATCAGCGCGACGTACGAAGGTCCGATCGACCACGACAAGGAGCTTGAGATTTTCGATGGTCTCAAGGCGTACGCAGCGGAGCACTACCCCGATCACATGATTGCCGGATCGAGGTTTGACGTGAGCGGTGTGGCGCCGCAGGAGAAGCGGACGCATTTTTTGAAGCTCGTGCCGCCGGCCGTCGTGAAGAGCAGGTACGCGAAGAACGGGACGCTCGCATGACGAAGCCGACTTACACCGGTCCGGCGCATCCGATCGGGTACGTCGAATTCCAGAGAGCATTTTTGGGACCGACGGACGGCACCCTTGTGCCAGAGCTTATGAGAGAGGTTCGAGAGGAGGCCGCAAGGACCAGCCCCGGCCTCGTGCAGTGGAACGCAAGGATCGATGGGCCGATCTATGACGGCGCGGGGGTACCACACTACACGCTCTATGTCGGGTTCGCCCCTCCCGTGCCCTCCTCCGAGCCGCTCGATCCGCACAATATGAATGACGCCCCGCCTGTGCAGTCGGGTTGGCCGGAGCCCACCGACGGCATTACGCCGCTCGGTACCAAAGAACGTAAGTTCTGAAAATCAGAAACAGGAGATAGTACATGGACGAGACGCAGCCTCTGGTTGGAGACGTGAAGTCGCAGTTCCTGCTCAACGATACCGAACACATGTCGCGGCAGATCGAAGCGGCGCGATTGGATCAGGAGGCGATGTGTGGATACCCGCTCGTGCTGAAGGGCACGCGGACGCACGAGTTCTTGGACGAGAAGGACCGAAGGGTGATCGAGGTGTTCGCGACGTTTGGCCCAACGCCGGAAGCGATCGCGCAAGAGGCGGCAGAGAACGCTGCGACGAAGGTCGAGCTAGAAGCGAGCCTTGCTGCCAGCCAAGCTCGGCGCCTTGTCGCGGGTGATGGAGCCTGATACAAAGCCCCAGCTGATTTCCCCAAGCTGAGGGCTCCTCATGACAGTGGTCGTATCGTTTATCACCGGCGGACAAATCTCGGCCGGTGCATCCGGAGTGAGGACGATCCGCGCGCAGGAGCGCCTCACCATCCCCGCCACCACGGTCACCGCCGCGCTGGTTGGCGAGACGGTGCTGATCGGTAACGGCGAGGCGGGTATGGTCGCCGCTGCCTTTGGGTCCGCGCCTGATGCAGCCGCCACAACTGCCACCGCGTCCACCTCAGCAGGCATGCCCATCGGGGCTGGCATGGTCGGTATCCCCATCGTCCCCGGTCCCGGCGCCCTCGTCAACGTCAAGGCGGTGCCGTAATGGTCGTCGGGCTGGGGCTGGGGTTGGGGCTCGCTTCACCTGCCCTTGGGAGAGCGGGGGCGCCCTCCTATATCGGGCAGGTCGCCACGAATGCCGCCATTCCAAATCAACAGTTTGGCGGCGGCAGCAAATCGAACTCTCGGTCTCGACACATTTCTCGTGTCGCGATCACTAGCCTCGCTGTAGTTGATGCAAATTGGTTCGTCAGCCACTCGACTCTTGTCGAGGCCACACCCGGTAACACCGTCACCGTATCGTATGCAATCGAGTATCCGGTCGGTACGTTCACGCAGGTTACGTGGGGAGGCGCCTCTACTCGAACCTTGGCGGATGGGGAAACAGCTCAATCGGATTTTGTTTCCGTATCGATCCCGGTGAACACCGAATTTTTCGTTAGGCGTTTCCTCAATTCTAACGGAGGCGTCCTAACCTACTATACCGAATTCGGCACAGGCACGATCGCCGACTCGACGAACGGCGAATGCTATGAGATGGGGACCGGCGTCACGGATAAATCGATGGGCGGGACGATCTCTTCGGCGACTGGCTCGGCTAGTGCGCGCCCGGCGGCGATCATCGGCCGCACCAATAAGCCGTCGATGTTCATTTGGGGCGACAGTATCGAAGCCGGTATCAGCGATCGGTACACCGGAACGACTGGCAGCATCGGTGAGGTGTGTAGGGCTGTCTCTCCATACTATGCGTACATCAACGGCGGCCAAGCGGGCCAGTCGGCGCAGAAAGTGGCAACTACTCTCGCGACTCAAGCGCGGCAGATCGCGATTGCGCAAACCTATTGTTCCCATTTTCTCTCGCAGCTCGGGGTCAACGATCTGAAATCAAGTCAGACTGCCGCGCAGCTAACGACGAATTTGCAAACAATCTATACCGCTGTCGGGAAGGGCGCTGCAAAGACGTTCCAAGCCACCATCACTCCATGCACGACCTCAACAGATGGCTGGATTTCTACCGCCAATCAGACACTCCACGCCAACAATGCAAACTGGACGACCTTCAACGATAACCTACGCGCGGGAAGCATTTCCGGAATCGGCGGCTTTCTCGAATTCTCGAACATCGCCAGTTCAGCGCAGGACAGCGGTAAATGGCGCGTTGACACGATCACGGCTCAGTTCACAGCACAGATCGCGACAACTGTTCTTACCGTGTCCGCCGTGGCCTCTGGCGCGATCGCTGTAGGCGACTGGATCAACGGTAGCGGCGTCACTGGTGGGACGCGCATTACGAGCCTGGGAACTGGTACAGGCGGCGCCGGCACTTACAACATCAGCACGTCTCAAACCGTAAGCGTTGACACCGCCATGGCGTCGAATACGGGCTCACAGGACGGCACGCATCCAAATGGGGCTGTCACCGCGCTGTTCGCCACATCAAGCGGGATCGGGCCGACGACCTTTAGCTGGCCGTGATCACCACTGCTCGCGGCTCCAGTCCTCGAAGCGCTGGCGGTCTTGGCTATATTCCCAGCGCCCATCAGGCCGGAGCCGTCGCCACGTCTGGCCAAGCCAAGCGGTCCAGCCGCCATCGGCTGTACGCTTCGGAATGATCGGGCTGCGGCACTTGTGCCAGATGTTTTCGTTCTGCATCGGTGCAGGATACTTCACGGGCGCGGCGCGAGTCTACGGCGCTCCCTCAGGGACATTGAAAGTTTGAACGATGCGCAACCGCAACCCGATCTTCACCATGCCGGTCCACGAACAAACGGCTCCCGCTGGCGTTGAGGGCATGATACTGATCGACGCCGAGACGTATCGGCACCAACGCAAACAACTCGAGGACATGCGCATGAAAGTCTCTGAGCTCTCCGGCAAGGTCGACACCCTGATCAGCCTCGCCACCAACTACAAGAACGCTAGCCAGTCGCAGCCGGCCGCTTCGCTGCCCGCGGACGATCCGGAAGTGGAAGCGCTCGGCCACCGCATCGACGACGCGATCGCCGTCCTGCAGGGCACCTCGACCGCCACGCCGGTGCAGTCTTCGCCGCAGCCGGCCGTAACGGACCCGAACGCCCCCGTCTGATCACTTGTTTGTGATAAATTAGCCCTTCCCGTTGACACGCGGGGAGGGCCTTTCTATGTCTGGGGCACCCACAGAGGAGACCCCATGCACATGACCTTCGAGAAGATCGAGAAGGAAGAGCACCCCGCCTATCGTGCAGCGAAAATGATCACGGAGCTGCACGAGGAGAACATCGCCAAGATCGACGGCGGGTTTATTTTCATGCGTGACGGCATCAACGTCAATGAGGACATCAGGCGCGAGAGCACGGCGCAAATCCATATCTGTGAACAGATCATGGCTCGCGCCGAGTGCATGGACCCCAAGCATCGCCCGGCCGCAGGGCTGATACTCGATGAGTTCGAGCGCATTGCCGCCGAGGCAAATAAGAACGAGAATGGTCTCGCGACAATCCCGGAGATCGGCAACTATGACCACGGAAAATAACGTTCGCCACCTCAATGCGATCGACTTCATGATGATGGACGTGCACCGTGAACTCGACGAAGAAGACATCGGGCATCCGCAAACGAATGTGGATAAAAGTGCTGGGCCCCAATCGGAAGGGCATGGTGACGAGGAGGGCGTGGGTGTATCACACGCGCAAGACCGGCCCTTTGATCCGCTTCCCCCAAATGTCGTCGAGCTCGACGTAGCCACCTCGCACAAGCTACAGGTGAACCGCGTGTTGCAGGCTGCGTATGACCAGAAGCTCGATCGCGTCGCTATTATTGGGTGGCACGACGACGCAGAAGTGTGGTTCTACTCCAGTGACCCCAGCATCGCGAACAGCCTCTACGCCATGGAGCTGGCGAAGATGAAGCTGCTCACGGCGGTAGAGGATCGATGGAACGTGAACATCCCAGAAACGCGTAACGAGCCGCCGGAGCCAGCATGAGCGAACGCAAGCATCAGTTCGCCTGTGAGCAGCGCGTTGAAGTCCAAGATGATCAGTACCCCCCGACGGTAGAGGTAGTGGTACTACTGCCGGGGCATTGCGAAGCACATCAGGCGCCGCTCTACGGCTGCGCGCATGGTGATAGCCACTTCAGCTTCTGCGAAGAAGTCCTTAAGCCGTTGTCACCCACGAACAGGAGTAAACTCAATTGACCCCCACTGAAAAAGAGAAGCTGGACATGCAGGCGCGTGCACAGCAGATGAAGATCAACACGCGGCTCACTGCACTGCAGGCGGGACAGCACCTCATGTCACTCACTACTTACAGCGGCGAGGTAGGCCATCTGACGCTCATTGCGATGGCCACCGACATCGAGAAGTACATCCTCGGTGAGATCGAGCAGGAGACCAAGGACGCGCTCGAACAGCTGAACAAGCCCAAGCCAACCATCGTGCCGGCGAAGGACATGCCTTCGATCAATCACCGGTAACACCATGCAAGGGTCGCGCCTCAGAGGTAAAGAACTCGACGAACTGATTGACCTCTATCTCTGGGGCGCGCGCATGGAAGACCTGTGCATGCTGTACGACGTGCACAAGCAAACGATCAGGGTTGCGCTGAAACGTAGGGGCATACCGCGGCGCTTGCCGTATCGCGCGCTGCTGGTGACGCCCAAGCCCCACCGCGAGAACGCACTGGTCAAGTCCACCCGGCCGATGATACCCGCTGGCGTTCGACTGGTCGACGGTGACCAAGCACCCGACCAATTGCTGCGTTCATCTGCCCGTGCCCTACGAGACAAGCGTATTGCAGAGCGTCGATCGGATGCGAGTAGGCGTTCTTGTCCGGAAGCGGTTTCCTAGTCCCGTTGCGCGTCTTCGCATAACGATACCCGCCGGCGAGCCCGCGGATGATCGTCGGGCATTTCAAGCGATCGAGCAAGATCGCGCCCTTGCCATCATGCTGCTTGAGCAGCCACGCCTCCACCGCACGCAAGCGCGGATCGAGATCGTTGGTCGGCGCGGGCATTGCCTTGAAGCCCATGCGACGTAGTAGATCGAACTCGCTCTCTTCGTAGAGCGTGCTCTTGTGCGTGCCGGATGGGTCGCCAACGATCAGCACTGGAAGCCCCATGTATTCGGGCTTCATCAGCACAGGTCTCAGGTTTTGTTCGAGATGCCCCTGTAGCCCGATGTCAGTAGCGATAACCTCTTCGAGGACCAGTAGTCGGCCTCGCGCATCCATCTGGGTGATAGCACTGCAGGGGTCACGTCCAAAGTCCTGTCCGATGATGAGTGGAGCGAAACGGTTCGCGATAAGTCCATCAGCGACGTGGAAGTTGGAGCGGAAGCTTTCGCGGAAGACGGCGGTACCGGACGGGTCGTTTCCGAATTGCGCATGGACATAACGCTTGATCCAATCTGGGTTGTTAGAGCGTGCGAGGCGCTCGTAATACATGCGGCCCTGTGCAAGTCGAACAGGGTCGTCCACGTCGAGCTTCATGGTTTCCGCGGTCTGCGTAAGCCATGCGAGGTTCTCTGCGAACTCTTCTAGGCCGCCGGGCTGGATGAAGATGTCCCAGTCCGGCGGCTGTTCGATGTCCATGAACTTGTGCCAGTCGCTTCCTTCGCTGGGCATGTTGGTATCGGCGATGATACCGAACCACGAAGGCGAGCCGCGCGCGCCCGAAGGATAGCGTCCGCAGCGGCCTGCAATGCCGGCAACGAGGTTGACGTCCATCTCGATGCACTCAGACATCCATGCGCCTGTGAGCTGCATAGACAGCAGTCGCCGTTGATCTTCGGCATCTTCAAGGGGCAGGAGGAGCCACTCGGATCGGACATCTGCGAACTCCACGATGACGACTTTGTCTTGGACCTTGAAGCGTGCGACGCCGCCAAGCCAGCTCATGATGTCCTTCAACACCGTGTCGATCAGCTGACGCAACGTCTGCCGTACGATCGCGAAGCGCGTGTAGCGATAGCCGTCTGATGCAGGGGCCTGTTCGAGACACTTACGAAACATCTCGAAGATGCAGCCGGTGGTTTTACCGGAGCCGACGGGGCCGGCGACCATACGCCCGAACGCCGCAGACTTCATGAAGGCCGCGACAGTGGGGGGCGCGTCAAACCGGATTGGCGCTAGCATCGAGGCTCTCTTCAAAGGACTGCTGCACGGGGGTCGCCTCGTGCTCGATTACCTTGTGGGGTAACTGCTTAATGTATTCGGCGCGCGCATCGGCGCCGAGATTGATGATGACATGCACCTTGTCGCCGGGGTTGCCGGCCGGGTTGACGTCACGATCGCCGAAGCCTGCGAGCTTGGACACGATCTCGATCGCCTTCATCTTGGCCATCAGAGGTTCGGTGCGGTCGTTCAAGCGCGCGTAGAGCTCTGGAAGATACTCCTCGAGCATGGCCGCGGACTTGAGTTTGAGCCGCGCGTTGGTGTTGTCCGCGCCCTCCCAAGCCTTGAGCTCGCTCTCCAGCGTGCGGGAGAACAGCGGAAGCATCTTTATCTCGTCGAACTCCCGGAGGGTGAGGTCGTTGTCGTAGAGGATGTCCGGAAGGTCCTTGATGCCCATTGCAATTTGCCGGGCAAGCTTTACAAGCTTTGCTTCGTCGTACACGCCGACGGGGATTGTCGGGTAGTCAGCT